ACCACCTGCAGCACTTAACACACCAGCACTTGCAGTAATGTTTGTACCTGCCATAGCAGTTGCTAAATCTGCGATACTTTCTTTTCTTGTTCCGTTACTAGCATCTGCATCTATTATTGCAATACTGTCATTAGCTACAGTTACTGCTGCTGCTGTTAATTCGTTTAAGTCTAAACCTATAACAGAACTAGAAGCAGCTAGTCCATCTCCTGCAAATAGTGTTGCTACATCTGCTATGTTTTCTTTGGCTGCTGTACCTGTTGCACCACCATCTAAGAACATTACATAATCGCCATCAACAATAGCTGCTTCTGCTGCTTCTTGTAAATCTACATTAAATGTTGTAGTTGCTAAATCTAATAATGTTCCTGCTGTGTAAGTTGTATTAGTATCGGTAGCTGCGATACTAATAGAACCTGTACCATTTGTAATGCTTACATTAGAACCAGCAGTTAAAGTAGCTTTGGCTAATGTGTTTCCTGTGGTGTTACCTATTAATAATTGTCCATTTGTGTAAGATGTTTGTCCTGAACCACCATCATCAACTGCTAATGTATTAGTTATACTTGAAGCAGCTAAGTCTATTGCTAATTCTCCAGATTCAATTACTAATCCACCATTAGATTTAAGATCTGTACTAAATGTTGTAGTTGAAAGGTCTAAACCATCTCCTGCTGTGTAAGTTGTATTAGTATCAGTTGATGCTATTGATATAGAACCTGCACCATTTGTTACTGTTACATTTGTACCACCAGTAAGAGTTGCTACTGTTGGATCTCCTGTACCATCTCCAATAAGAAGTTGTCCATTAGTTAATACTGCTGTTGCTGTTACTGCACTTGTTCCAGAACCTAATAATACACCACCATCTGTAAGCGTAGTAGCACCTGTACCACCATTACCAACAGGTAATGTTCCTGTTACTTCATCTGTTAAGTCCACTCCACCAGACTTAATGGTTACTGCACCAGAGGAAACTGCAAAGTTTGCTGTTGCAAAACTAGCAACACCTTTATTAGAAGTACTTGCATCTTCTCCTGCTATTGTTACTGTTGTTCCTGTTGCTGATGTATCAATTCCTTCTCCACCAGCTATTGTTAGTGCTTCACTATCTAAATCAATATCTATATCCCCAGAATCAGTTTCAATATCTAAATCTTCAGCAGTAACTTTAGTATCTACATAAGCCTTAACTGATTGCTGGGTTACACCTTTAGTAGCAGAATCTGTGGACATATCATCTTCATCTAAGAATAAGGAAGTATTAACTGCTGTACCAGCTTCATTAATTACTGTATCTACTCTATCGTTTAAGTCCTCTATGTGTTGTTGTACTGGCGACATTCGTACAGTTGAGCCAGATGCGTGTGATAAACCTGAAGCAGCAGCAGAACCTGCTAAGTATCTCTTGCCGATACCACTACAAGTTAATGTTTTAGTTCCAGTATTGATTGAGGTAACTTCTATAACTTCTCTACTTGTTGAACTATCTGGGTTTATAACTAAATAAAATGGAACAGCCAAAGTAATTGAGGTAGGTGCAGTTACAGAATTAACTGTAAATGTTAAATCTGATGCACCAGCAGTTGCTGTTAGCGTTGTTTCAAACGCATTAAAAAGTTTCGTTTCTTGTGCTGCCATTCTATCCTAATCTACCTACTCCAAGGAGTGCTATTCCTAACCCTTCGCCAGAAGTAGATATTTGTATTACCTTACTACCTCTAAATCTTACTAGACAATAAGTTGTTACAGAACCTCTTGGAGATAATTCTTCAATAGGACTGCTAACATTCTCTATTATACCTCTTAATAATGTATCAGGTCTAAATATCTCTAATTGGACATTCTTTCCTTCTTTGCTCCTAAGTGCCTGGTACACAAGTTCTCCTTGTCCATTTATCTTTAATCTTTTTCTAAATGGTCTTTCTATTTGATCAGATATATTTACTGGTATATCAACAATTAAGTCATTAACTAATTGAAAACCTCTAAGAGCAAATGATAAAAGTTCTGGAGATTGTGCTTGGTCATCAGTTGTTATATCAATCTTTCCTGCAATCCATCTGCCATTTACTAAAGTCATAACTTCTTCTTCTCCACCTGTACCAGAGTTTATTGTTATTTGTTCTGTCCAAGTAGTAGCTGAACTATCGTTTATATCTGTTGCAATCGTTGATGTGGATAGCTTAACTGTACCTGAACTAACATCATTGGTATTAAGTTTTGCACCTACCCATTGTTTCTTTTCAGAAGTAAAGAAGTCAGCAAGTGCAGTAATGATATATCCAGTAGTTACATAGTTTGTAGTTTCTCTATATATACCACCACCACTTACAGTTGCAAATAATCTATCCGAATATACTGCAATTCCTTTTACAACACCACTTTCTCCGAACTCCAGATCTCTAGCTATTCCACCTGTTGGTAGATAATATCTCCAGAAGTTTGTTTTAGAAGCTGAATCAATTATTCCTGTAAAAATACTATCTCTTGTTGAAACAATTTTATATGGTGCTTGATCCAAAGTAGTTGTTCCATCTCCCCATTGTTTAATTAACTGTGCATTAACTAATACATATAAGTTATTGGAATTTGTAATCTCTGATCTATATAACCTACCTATCTTTCCACTAGCAGTTGATTCATAAGTTCCATAAAAGATTATTCCCTGTGCTGCATCTATTGCATTGGGTACTTCTCCTTCTACAAATGTCTGTCCTTTCAGAGCAAGGGTGGAACTCTCATCAGCAAAAGAATAAATGTACCCATCTGTTGCAGTTGCTAATGCTACTGCTCCAGCATCACACATATCTGTCCAAGTTCTACCTGTCGGTAGTGTTTTAATAGCTGAATCAGTACCACCTGAAACATCATATAAAACACCAGATGTGTCTGATGCTACTATTCTCCCTTTAATACTCCATATCTTGTCATAGGTCTGGTCTGAATTATAAGCACTATAACTTCCAGAACTAGCTCTATATACGATTGCACCATTAGCAACTATATACAATCTTGTTCCAAGAACAGCCAAACCTGTAATGTCATTACCTGCACTAGGAGTTCCATCTGTGCTTGAAGAACCTGTTAAAGGTGTTGTTATCTTTTTAAGTACCTCTCCATCAGCAAAGTAAACTGTTCCATCTAACTCTTGCATTAAAAGATTTGTTTCCGAACTTGTTACAACTTCTTCAGTTGATTTAAGCAGACCAACATTGTATTCCTGTCCTACTTGTTTGCCACTAAAGACATCAACTCCGTTACTATCCCAAAATCTACTGAACCCTGTTTCTCCTGCTTGTCTTTGATGTGCTTTGTCTAATCCAGATCCACCAGAGAAATCTACTCTTGAATAAATCTGACCAAACTCCTGTTGAAAATCCTCTGGAGTTTCTGATGTTTGTACTGCCTGTGCCTGAAGTGGAGCAGTATTTATATTCATCTGCCTTCCTGGACCTACAGCAAATCTTAAAAATAAATCATCAATATTAGCTTCAAAGCCTTGTGCTTGTGGTTCAGATGTATTAGCAGGGGAAGGTAATACTGCCATTACGCACTATAGTTTATATTTCCTAATGCAACTGCTTGAGGATATAGAGAACGAAGTTCTCCTCTTGCTTCATCAATAAGTAAAGACCTAAGTCTTAACAAACCATTTCGCAATCTCTCTCCTGAACCAATAGGATAGTTTTCTGCTGCTAATTTCTCTGTAATAAATTCCTGTGTTGAAGCATCTATATCTGTTGCACCCATTATATCGGCTACTGATCCTACCATAATTATCTGATGGTATGAATCATCTAGCAAACAAACAGTAGATAGATCACTCGTTTCATCTACTGGTCTTGCAAACTTTCTTTTAATAACTAAATGAACAGTTTTATTTGTAGTTGTATTAAAAAACTGAACTGCTGTATTGGTGCTTGAAGGGGGAAAGTCTGTTAGTAGTTCTATTCCTGCACTTGTATACTGACTACCTGAAGCATTTTGAATATAAGAACTAACAACTGAAACTGTTGTTGCTGGAACTTCAGCGTATGTTGCATTTGAAGTTACATCTGTTGTAGTTATGTTATATAAAGTTGGATAAAGTCTTGATATATTATCTGATACGGCATCATATACAGACTTTCTTGGAAATGTTGGATTGAGATAAAGATTAGCTTTATCTGAATGTGTTGCTGCTGTTGTACCTGCGTATCCTCTTGCAACAGTTAATGTTCTAGTAGATGTGTTAGATGCTGTAATCAACATTAACTCTTGGTCAATCTCTATTAATGCACCATTACCTAAAAGATTTTCTTCCTCTGAAGAAAATAAACCACTTTCATATACAACTGTTGTTCCTGTTGTATCAGTTAATGCTCCATCTAGCCTAGAAAACGCTGATAGATCATCTGGTTTATTTAAAAAATCTCTATATATTCTATCTATTAATGTGCTTACTGCTGCCATATATATTCCATATTACTAGGGAGAGAAAAACTCTCTCCCTAATAACTATAATATCTAATTCCTTATTAGGAAGTAGATGTACTGTGTATATTTCCGTGGAACTGTTCTGGTCCGTACTCAAGTCCAAATTCTCCATAGAGTTGATACTTGTAAGCTGCTCCTGATTGAGCCAACGGCTCAACAAAGAAGTGTCCTTTTCCTGGAATATCCAAGAAAACAGGCTTAACAAATGCCATATCTACAATGAAAACTTGAGATGTTGGAATATGTCGTTCATAGACAATTCCAATTTCTCCAAAGTCAGTTTCAATGGTCGTAATATTTACACCACCAATATTTCTATCTCTTGGTGCGAGTGATAATGCACTTGAATATACTCCAGAGAGCTTTTGCTTGTTAAAAGCATTAGCAAAGATAACAGGTTGCTCAAATGGAGCCCCATTATCTGCCATACTTTTAAGGCAATTATCAATATCAGCTTGAACTAGAGCGTCCCCACCAGCATCTATTTTGTTAGTGGTTAAAGCTGCTCCTAATCCTCTTGTTTTTCTTGCTGTTGATACATCTGTATCTGCTACATATGTACCTTGCATACAAGAGAACTCTATATCTCTAGCTGCTCTCTTTATTTTCATATCCAACTGGAAAGCCAATTCATCTTGAACTGGTTGGTTTCCTATAATGGCTTGACCACTTAGGTTACCTGTTGCAGCTTGTTTTGTGTAAGAAACATTAACACCATATTGCATAATTTGTGTAACATTTATTACTTCACTACGAGTTCTTTCCTCATAGGTTGGATCTGCACCTTCAACAACTGCTGTTTGTGCAGCTGCTGCATTATCAACTGTTTGCCAAGTAAATTGTTTGGAAGTAACAGATTTTCCACCTGTTAATCCACCCATCATTGATAGAAATGGTGTATCACTAGGAGTTACATTGAATAACTCCCCAATATAATTGGGAAGATCGTATGAATCTCCCATTCCTGATACTGATGCCATTTAGATCGTTTCTCCTTTACTTTACTTTAGTTTGTTTTCCATTAGTGTTTTTAGCTTTTCAGCTTTGAGAGCTGAACTCTTTTGCCAATCTCCATCTTGCATAGCTATTGCGATCTGGTCATTCATATCGGCTGGTTCAACTGGAACACTAGCTTCTATTACAGTATCTAAACTATCTTGGCTAGTTACTACTCTTGCCTTCTGTGCTTCTTGTTCCTGAACTGCTGGAGCATCTTCGCCCCAACCATAATTTTCAGCAGCAAATGCCTTTATCGCATCTGCTTCCAAGTCGCCTTTGTAAAGGTCCTTTAGTGCTTTGCCCTGTCCAGAAGCTGGATCAAAACCTGCTGATTGGATAGCGTTATCCATCTGCACAGTTTTGTACTCCTTTTCAACACCTTCAAGCTCCTTGATGCGATCTCGCATCTGCTTGATAGCATTGTTATCTTCTTCTTGCGTTTCTTCTACCATATCTTCTACTTCGTTTTCCATTTTTCTCCTACTCCCAGATTTCTACTAGCTACATTACCCTGGGGTTATAATGCGATAGGCGACAAATTATAATAAAGAACAAATGAGAATTGTCAGCCACTTCTAGCTGTTCCAATACATAAGCGATTTGAAATACTCAGCTTATACGCTTGAAATAAGCTGGAAGTGCAGAGTCAATTTATATTCACGCAGACTACCACTATGCGTTCTCTTTAATACTACTACATATAGTGGTATTGTGTAAAGTTTATACTATATTTAGTATTCGGTTAAACCTGTAACTCTTGAACCTTGTCTTGCTGGTCCACCGATTGGAGAAAACCTAGATGCTTCCTCTGATTCTAATAATCTTAATTCCTCTGCTTCATCTGGACTTTGGAAAACCATAGCTTCCGTAAACTTCTCTAAGTTAAATACATCTTCCTGTGCAACAGCTTTACCACCTCTCTGTTGTAACTCTTGTATTCGTGGTATCTGATCTGCTGCAACAGAGAAGAATTGTCTTGCTTGTTGTTGATTAAATCCAGATCTCTTTAATTTCTCTGCTGTGGTTAAGTCAATATCAAATCCTGCTTTAGCTGCTTCTCCACCAATCTGTGCTGTGGTTATCTTTCCTGAAACTATATCTTCTCCTACAGATGGATCTATTGCACCAAGAAATATTGATTCCTGTGTCAAATCTATACCATAATTGGCTGAATAAAAATCTTGTACTTCTTGTATATTTTCCTGAACACCTTGAAAGACAGCACCAACTCTTTGTTGAAACTCTCTTGCTGATACTTCTCCTTCTATAAGACTTGTTAGTCTATTTTGAAGTAATGATTCTGAAACCTCTCTTGATATGCCGTATTCAGACAATGTACCCATATAAGATTCTTTTAATCCTACATAAGTTACTTCATCAAACTTAACTGTTCCATCAGCTCTTTTATTACCAGGGAATAAAGTTTCATATTCAGTTGTTCCTCGTACTTTAGCTATTGCAACATTTGAATCGCCTGTTTCTGCCCATTCATCAGCAAACATATCCAACAAATTATCAGGCATATTAGGATAAAGTGATTTAGCTAATTCTAAGTAAGTAGCCATTATTGATTAACTCCTTGTGTTGCTAAACCTTCTCCAAGTGCCTGTGTCAATGCTCCAGTTGCATCTTGTGTAACTTGTGCGATATTGTTCTCCAATCCCTTTTCTCTTAGTGTAGTTTGTGCAGTTGTGAAATCATTACTTTTAACCATTTCCTGCCACCAACCCTGTGTTTCATCTGCTGTCTGCCCCCATACAGAAGTAGTTAAGTTTCTCCAAGGTCTTGCAATATCTTCATAAGTTAGTTCTGGATTTGTGTAATTACCAAACGCAGCAAGTCTTGATTGTTTAAGTGAACCAATTAATGTATCTTTATAATCAGGATCATCTCTCATTCTTCCTGCTATCTCTGCTTTTTCACTATCGGTTAAGTTACCAAGTGTTGGTCCTAACCAAGTATTAAATAGTTCCTCTACTTCTCGTTCTCTCTGTGTTGTTCTATCAACTCCTGTTATAGCTGTTGATGATAAATAATTTTCAAATTGTGTATCTCTCGTACCTTGTGCGTAAGGATCTGCAAATAAACCTATTTGTTCAGATGTATATGCTTCTGACCATTGACCTGAAACAAATTTATTAGAAACCCAATCAACAAGAGCATCAGGTGCATTAGAAACTCCTGATGCTACTAAGCTATTTTGTACTGCTAACTGTGTATCACTAATTAATTGTGAAGCAGTTGCTGGATCTGAATTATAAGTTCTTAACCAATTTCTTTCTGATTCACTATGTTCTTTCCACCAAGTAGTTGTCTGCCACTCTGCATCTGTTACTGTTCTACCTTCAACAGCAGCTTCAGCTAACAAAGCAATAGCTTCATTTTCAGCTAACCAAGGTGCAACCTGTATCTGTGTCTGTAAAGTTTCAGAAAAACTAGCAAATGGGTGTTCTATCTCGTCAGAGAGTTGATCTGTATTCCCTGCAAGTACAGCAACTGAATCAAAAAAGGCTTTATTAACTTCTGCGTTTAATGTTGCATTTGGTGCTTCAGCAGTTAATAAACCAGCTTTCTTTGCATCATTTCCTACTACTTCGTATGCCATATACATTGGCTTACCTGAATAAACTTCTCCTTCAGAACCTGGAACTTCATAAGCTAAGTAAAGTTTTCCTTTTACATTCCACAGCCAAGCTCCTTCTGGAACATTATTAAACTCTGTTTGTTCATCTGAAACAATTTTACTTTCTGAATTAGCTGCATTACTTCCAGTATCTGTATCAGTATCTGATACATCTTCTAGTAGATTTTCTGATTTAGCAAAATCTAACCAGATAGAATTTGTTTTTTCTATCGGTTCATATCCTTCTTTAAGAAGGGTATTAAATTCTTCCTCTGAACCTGCACTTCTAAATGAACCATCTTTTGCAAATAAAGCATATCTTTTATCATTAAGACTTATTATGTTTGGACCATCAGTATTCCAATCGTTAGATATTTCAGTAGTTTCTACAACAACATCAGTTACATCATCATCATCATCATCAGTAGTTGCAACATCTGGGAGATTTCCTAAGAAATTATTTATTGCATTAAACTCTCCTCTTGATAAATCCCCATTAGAAAATGCGTTAGATACTTTTCCTTTCAACAATTTTATTTCATCAAACCCTAATGATTTTCCTTGTTCATACTTTCTTAATAAATTAACTGCTTCAGTTAAACTCGTAGGTAATTCTTCTCCTTGTCCTACATTAAAGGTAGTGTTTATTAAATTACTAGCATCTCTAGCTATTTCATCAGCTATGCGTTGTTCTTCTTCTCGTTTTCTTTGTTCTTCAATCTTCTGTTCTTCTCTGTATTTAGTTTCCCAACGATCTTTAACCTCTGGAGTTAATGAAGGATCTGCGAATTTCCTATCCTCTTTAGATATTTCTTCTTCAGATATTTCTTCTTCAGATATTTTTTTAGGATCTTTCCCTCTCACTTCTGAAAGTTCTAAAGATATATCTCTTAATTCAGCTTGTGTTTGTAAAGATGCTTTTTCAGAAATAATTTCTTGTTTTTCTGCTGCTGTCATATCAGCAGTTATTCCTAAAGATTTATAAATAGCTGTTCTTTTATCTTCTATTGAAGTTATAAGTTTATCTTTCCTAGCCCAGTCCTCAAGAGAAATTCTAGAACTTACTTCTACATCTTTTTCAGATATTCCTTTTATATATTCAGTTGCTTCACGCCTGGTAAAATCCTTAAGTCCTAATGTTTTTGCAATCTTTGACCAACTAAGAGGGAAGTCAGCTACTTCTCGGAACTTATTAAATTTTTCCATTTCTTCAGGGGATACATTAATATTCCCTGCTTCAACATCTGCCATAAATGCGTTTACTATTCTTTGTTCGCTTGTGAAATATTTATTAGCTTCTATGTTTGCTAAGACTTCATCTACATACGCACCTTTTCCTTCTGCTTCGTAATATTTTCTTATAAATTCAAGTAAATCTTTTTTTCTAGCCATTATCTACCTACACTTGGTCTTTCCCCACCAGCATTTGCTCTAGTCATAGCATCAAGTATATTTGCTGCGTGTTGCTTTTCATCTTCTGGTGGTACTCCAAACTGTCCTACTATGCCAGGACTTCTACCTTCGTGAGCAGGAATTTTTGGAATACTAAACTCCTCTAAAGGTACTTCAATGTTCATCATTTCATCTGATAACAATTTATCCATTTCATTTATGTATTGAGATATAGATGTTCCTTTGGAATCTTCCACATTCCAATTTATTGTTCCTGTATCTTTTAGTCTTTGAGCTACTCCATCTCCTGCAAACCAAGCAATAGAAACCAAATCCCAAGAACCAAACCTATCAAAATATTTCTGAACCATAAACTTAGCAACAGCATCTTGTGCTTTAGGATCATTTATATCTGCACCCTCTAATTTTGCCATTTTTGTCCAAGCTGTCTGGTTTTCTGTTCCATACCAATTAATATCTAATATTCCATAGCCACCTAGTGCCTGAACTGGTATTGGTTTACCTGTATTATCATCTATTATGGTACTTGGCTTATGAACGGCATTGTAATTTCCTGTACTCTCCTTTTGTAATAGAGCTTTCAAATACAAATCTATTATCGCTGGATCTGTATTCATATCGTATACTGGTGTATTCTCTGCCATAGTATTACCTTGGAGCAGAGATAATGCTATTAAGCATAAGATTATTACTTGTTTGTATATCAGCATTTCTCCCTAACCTTTCCTGTTCTGTTTTTGTTATTCTATCAAATGTATCTAATAAAGCTGCACTAGGATCTATATCTGTTTCTTCCCTTATTTCAGGTTCTTGTATGTGGTTTCCGTAATTTGCTAACATCTCTGGAGTAACAGTTTCCTGTACTGGCTTACTAAATTCTACATCTTGTTTATATGCACTTAATGATTCATTTAGATAAGTTTCAGCTAATAACTTTAATTCATAAGGTTTTGGTTTTCTACCTAAATCATTTTCAAATAAACCATCAATACTATTAGATACTGATCTGTAATCAGGTGGTAAGTATGGCTCTGGTTCAAATTCAGTTGAAACAGGATTATCTATATAACTCTGTAATACATTTTCCCAACCATCTTCAGCTTGTCCAAGACTTAACATATTTGCTTCTGCCATTAAATTATACATTACTTTTCCTTCAACTAATGGTTGCCATACACCAGGTCTAAATGGTTTACCAACAGCAGGACCTAACAAACCTGCATTTATTAACTCTGCTTGAAGTTCCATAATTGCATCTGGTGCTAATGCTTCAAACCCAAAAGTATTATCTCCTACTGTATAAAAATTTTCTTCATACTGACCTATTGTTGTTGGCTTACCTTCGTATGTAATTGGATAACCTGAACTAAGACCACCAATAAATGGACTTGTATCTTGACCTGCAAGGGCTTGTCGTACTATTTCTTTTATATCTACTTGTTCTGTTTGATTTTCTTTAAGCCAGATCTCGTTATAATCTGTCCAACCCCATAATGCAGTTATCCCAATAGCATCTTGTACTGTTGTCTGTTCATTTAACTCATTTATTTGTTTTTCAGTAGGAACAATCTTATTTGTTCCACCGATTGGATTATTTAATAACTCCAATATGTCTGAAATATAATTTTTTACTTCTTCGTTCATTTGTTTGCCTTATTCAATTCTAACAATAAATCATCTTCAAACTCTGGTTCTAATTCTTTTGATAACAGTTGGTCAAATAGAGGTCCAAAATCTGGATTCTCTACCATCAACTCATCTGCTATCTGTCTTAATGCTAGTCGTACACCTATGTATTTAGATGAAGTTTTCCAAATTGTTTCAGTTAAACCTGCATCAACAAATCCATCTATAATTTGCTGCCTTGCATCTAAATATTTTTTAGTTGTTATAACAACAGAGTTATCTTTTAATAAAGGATCTTGTACCATTCTCTCTAATTGTTCTATCTGCATATCTATTGATGGTTGTGCTGGTTCTCCAACAATTTCTGGCTGTCCGTAACCCCAATATCTATGCTGTAATTCTTTTTTCTTTTCATTTCGTAAAGTTCTTGCCACAACAGTATTATTATTTGTAATCCCTATCTCTGCTTCATACTGTCTTAATGCAACAGCACCGAGTAATTTATTCTTAGCAATAGCCCATTGTTCAGGTGTTCTATATGCTCTTTTGTTATTTAATAATGCTTTCTTATATGCTGACCAGTTAAACTCTGCATAAGCTGGTGCTGGTTCTAAGTACCAAGCAACCAATGGATACTGGTCATATAACTCTTTATTTTCTTTGTACCAATTAAAACTCTCTGTTGTAACTGGGAACTTTTCAATAGAAACAGACTTTGCAACTGTTAAAGGAAGTGGGTTTAATCCAAATGTATTTATAAATTCTTCAGTAGCTTGAGCATCATCATAATTAGCACCTATCTTCATACTTCTATATTCATCAGCAAGTGTTTCAAAGAAAAAGTAATCCATATTCTCTGGTTTTAATTCGTATAATGGGGAAACAGCACCAGCAGGACCTATTGTTTGAGTAAATGCTCTAAATAAAAATATTTGTTTGGATTTCTTTAATGCTAACTCCATTCCTTCTTTCATACCTTCTTCTGTACTGTCATCAATCTGTCCTGAATAAAGTAATGCTTTGTATGTATCCATAACAGTATTGCCATATATCCCTGTGGTATTTTCGCCCTTGTTAAATGCAACTGTTAAGAACTTATCAAGCCAAGCTGGTTTAAGACCTAATGCCTTAGTCCACTCTGAAGGATCTGTTATATCAGGAGCAGGAAACTCTCCAAATATTGCTTTCTGTATAAACCCTTCCTCTGGAAAGTTCTTAAATATAAATGCAGCAGGAAATCTAATGACAGGACCTATACCAGGCATTATTGAACCTACAATATTTATACTTGAAGCATAAACAGGCATATTAATTTTCACATCTGTACCTTCTTCTGCATCTTTGAACATATAGTCTTGCATTATCCCTGAACCTGGGTAATTAAATATCGCTTGTCCATTTGTTGGATTTGTATAAATAAATCCCTTACCTGTATCTTCAAATTGATCCGTTGGTTGGGTTGCACCAGCCCAAGTTGTTTGTGTTCGTGCAACAACACCAGGATTAGCTCTCATTATTCCTAACCAAGTAGTTATAACCTCTTGGTAGGCATTACCGAATGGGAATATCCATCTTGTTAAATCCCAAAATCTTCTACTCTCTGTAATGTCATACAATAATCCTTTAACTTTTTCTACACCTTTAGCTTTTGCCAATTCCTCTATGAGAGCAGCATCATCTATACCCTTCTCTCCAGCAGATTTTATTTTCTTCCATCTCTCTATCTGTCTTTTATTAATACCTGCTTTCTCTGCACCTTTAATTATTTTATTCTTTACTCTTTCAGAACTTACTGAAATTAATTTAGCAGAGGTTTCCCAATAAGTAGATTTGAACACAGGTATTCTTGACATTTTATTAGTAGGTACTGTCATTAGATAAGTCATACCCCATTCAGTTATTTTTTCGTATGGTTTCTTAGTATCAAAATGATTTTTTGTTCTCACTTGAACTCTATCAGCAGATAATGTATCTCCAAATTTATCTGTATATTCTTTGATTCCTTTTTCCAAGTTTCCATCACTGTCTTTACTTATTTTCTTTTGAAGTTCTCTTGATAACTTATCTTGATCATATGCTATCTTTTCGGATTTAGTTAATTTAGGTCTTGTTAATGCTTTTACATTAATTACTTTGCCTTTAGCATTTACTAATTTCCCTGTTTCTATTAACTCCCATAAGTCATCAGCAATAACACCACCTTGGTCTTTAGTTAGACCAGTTAAGGCTTTTGTCATATCTTCATCTAATGTATCTAAAAATGCTCTAATTACTTTTTTATCTTTATCTGTTTTAAGAGCTTTCCATATATTTCTGTTTGGACCCATATCAGCAGCTAAAGAAAGCATAGCTTCTCTTTCAACTGTTCCAGTAGTTACCATCTTATCAATTAATTCTCTCATTAGTACTTCTCTATCTTTAGGAGCTGCTCTATTTATTCTTGCAACACCTCTAGCTAAATAACTATCCATATAATTAGTTATTATTCTAAATTGACCTTCTTTCCATTTTTTAGAAACCTTACCTGTACTGTTATCAATCTTTGCTGCCCAATTCCACTCAACACCTTGTCGTGCTGTTTTTCCTGTTAATGTATCAAATGCTCTTGATTCAGCTTCAGCGATACCAACTTCAAATCTACCACTATTTAGCCAACCAGATTTTGCATAACTCGGTCTGCTATCCATCAATCCAAGTCTTGCCATAACTCCTATTGGGTGGTCTAATACACCAAGAACACCATCAGCTATTGCTCTTATCTGCTCCTCTGCTATAACTCTTACTGTCCAAGCTGGTCGTAAAAGAACTAGGGGTTTGAAAATCTTACTGGTGTAACTATTTAAGAATCTACCAGCAGGACCTTCCCCAATAATACCTAATACATTTAGATATTGTCCTTTCATACTTTTGTCTAAATTATTAACAAGCCTTACAACATCAGATGGATCTGGTAAATAAAAATCTTGTGTCAGCATAGTTTCAATTATTGGTCTGCCAGCAAAAGTATTAAACATTTGTTCAATAGTTTCATCTGAATACCCCTTATCTACGAAATGTTTTCTAAAAACCTTTGCTGCATCTTCAGGCATATTATTCAAAGATGTATATTGTCTTGCCAGACTACTTATTTCTTCACTTACTTCTTCTGTGTATGTCTTTAAGTTTGTAAATACAGACTTGAGTAAAGGTCTAGCTTTAGCTAATTGTTTTTCATCTAATGAATCCTCTATTGTTTTTCTAACTTTACCAATATCATCTGTAATTTCTGATATAAGTATTCTTCCTCTAAGTAAAGGATCTTTTGTTTCTAAAGCATCTAACTCTTTAATAAGTTTACCCAACCTAGCATTTCTATCTATATTCTTTCCAGTTGGATCAAGTAGCTTTAGAAACTTTGTGTAATTTACTAATAAGTTATCTGGATTAGTTGCACTTAATCTTTTACCATATCTAGTACCAAAGTATGTATCTAACATAGTTCTTGTCCTTCCAAACTTTTTCATCTTTGGTCCATAAGCAGGTACAACACCACCAGTAACAGAAGCTAATACTTTATCTTTTAATAATCCCTGTACTAGCTTTCCACCTTCTTCAACAGAGTTAGCATCTAACTTTTCTAAATCAAGCATAAATTTTGTTACATCATCACTTAATTCCTGATTTCTCATAATGTATTTATTAACGAAGCTGAAGTTAGATTGTTCTAATATTTCAGCAGGATTTTTTCTATTTTCATAAAGAAACTTTCCTAATTTCAAACCTTCCTTACCTTCTATAACTTCTCTAGCTGTTCGTTTACTAAATGACTTTCTAACAAAACCATTTAGTAAACCAACACCTGCTGCTGCTTCATCACTAAGAGCTAACATCTTTGTTCCAGCTTTATATGTCTTTACACCTTTCCCAATTAAAAATGAAGGATCAAATAAATTAGCAATTAAATCTATTGTTCCTGTATAAAAGTCATAAGCTCTATCCTCTGGACCTGCAATAAAATGGAGTGGTTGCCACATAACACGACCAAATGTTGCTTGTCCACCTCTACCCCTAGCTTCCAAAGCCTTTGCAGTTTCCTCTGTCATTTTTACTTTTCTTGAATCTTCTTCAATATCTGTCCAAATATTTTTACCTAGTCTTTTTTGAACATATTGTCTTGCTGCAAGAGGGGATACTCCATTATCTATTAGCTCTTTATACATATCTGTTTTCTCTGGGTTAGTATCGCCAAACAAACCAGTTCCTAAATCAATAGTTTCCCCAGCTTTTCTTTTTTCGTTCCATATAGCCATTGGAGATACCTTTGCTTTTTTCCAAGGATTTTCTACACCTTGTTGTGATAAAGATATTGCTCTACCTACTCTTGGAAAAGACTGTTCCCACAACTCTCTTACCCCAAGAAATAATCCTTTAATTCCTAATTCTGTAAAACCACCAGTTTCAGGATTAATACCTAAAGAATCAAAGACAGAATTTTTTAATCTATTAGATGAGCTTTCATTTGATCTACTAAAAAAACTATTCAATTGCTGAACCATTGATTCATCAACATTGTTCTTTGCAGCTTCAACCATTATAGTTTCAGGTACTGATGCACTTTCTTGATTTATTTGACTAAGGCTAACTGCTTGTTGTTCTGTTATGTCGTTTCTATCAGGATTAACAAAATGAGGAATATCATATTTTGATGTTGCCATTATAAATACACAAGTAAACTATCATCTCCAGTTGCTAACCAACTTTGATAGATAAAGTCTTTTACCATATCTACACCCATATTTTCTGTATTAACTGGACCATTAGTTCCAGGACCAAAAGGCAAACCTGCTGTTACAGGTTCACTTGTAAATTCAGTTTCAGAAAAAACATCTACATTAGGCATAGGTCTTGATTGAGCTTGAACTCTTGGTGTACCAGTTTTAGGAAGTGGAGCTATCTTTTGTTGTTCAACCAAAGCATCTTGTTCTCCATAGGTAACACCAGGTATTCTTCTAACAGCTTGTGTATTATCTGAATAGTTCCTTGCTGGTGGTGGAACATTAGTATTTCTATTGGTTACTTTTTTATTACTAGAAGATCTGGTCGCCATAATCTCCCTCATCAAATTCTATAATTGGGGTTATTATCATATAACCTATTGGTAGAAACTGTTGTGGTATTCTCTCCATAATGGCTCTCCTCTTAAAGTAATCTTCAAGAAGAATATCATCTCCTGTATCATCAACATCAACAAGGTGTTGATCAACCATCTCTACAAATATTTTATCTGATTCGTTCATTATCCACCCATTCCTGCCAACATCTGTGCAATTCCTGGTGGTGGTCCTTGAGGAGCTGGACCTGCTTGTTCCCCAACAAATGATATTTCTTCCTCTGTCATCTGTGGTTCTTGTGGTGTAAAGAATTTATCTAAAATGTTCTCTACATCTCCTGGGTTTTTTCTTATCTCAACGATAGCCATTGTTGCTCTCTGATCTCCCTGTTGTGATAGTGTAAGTAAAGTATCAAACAATACCTTATCTGCTTTCTCTCTAGTTATTCGTTCATTAACTCTAACTATGTTATCTAACCCATCAAGGTTCTCCTGTAAAGTCTGTGTATCAATAATACCTGCCTGAAGTAATTGCAATCCTGTAACTATTTTCTGTGGTTCATCATAACCAGCCATAGCTCCATACACTCTGCGTGTTCTGTAATTAAATCCTATATCTTTCTCTGGATCATATTTCTCTGCATAGAACTTATTATCCATATATCCTGATAATGGTTTTGGTTTTCCACCATACATAACGCTATCCCACTCAAGTCTTTTAGCATCTGTCTGTTCAATAGCATCTGCCATTACTGTATGATATTCTCTAATCATCAAAGACATTGATGCACCTAGTTCCTCTAAACCTCTACCAGTAGCAAAGCTAAGTGGAGATTGTGCATCATCAGTAACAGGATATGCACCACCAACTCTTAGTTGTCGTTCAATCCTATCTATCTGTTGGAAAATCTGATAAGGAACATTTGAAGCTGGTTTTGAAACCTGTGTTCCTGGAGCTAGATAGTTTACAGCAAATCTTCCTTTTCTATACTGTCCTGATTCAAGCTCTCCTGAAATATTTGTTTCTGTAAAGACAGCATCTTCCATAGCAATAATGCTCATAACATTCATCTTTGCCATAGCTGCCATCAATCCTATGATCTGGTCATACTGTCCTTCTAGCTGGTCAAATGAAAACTTCTTAGCTACAACGAAAGCAGGACCACTTTGTAATGGATTAGGAATAAAATCAAATACTGTACCTGATGCCATATGATATACATATGTTCCATCATCATTATAATATTCTGCAATTAAATCTCCCTGTCCATTTGAGTTAGCCCAAGAACCTGAATAAGAATCTGTATATGGAGAAGCATATCCACCACCGATATTTAATCCTTCGTGTTTAGCATCTCTGTTAATTACATCTTTGAAATCTGGATACACATTCTCTAGTGCATACTTTGGAACTCTACGAACTATGGATAAATCTACTGGTTTTTGGTCTGCACCATAATAACCAGGAAAACAGTTATATGGATCTCTTAATTCTGCACAAGGATAAGGAACACCATTAGAATCTTTTTTCTCTCTAATAACCCATACAGCAAAACCATAACCTGGTAGCCACCTACCAACTTGTGGCATTTGAATATCTAATCTCTGGTTGTCATCATAAGCAGTAATAATCCTTGCAATCTTTTCTGCTTTTTGTTTTGACCTTTGTGAATCTCTGTCA